CTCAGGTGGACAACTGGACCTCCCTTTCTTTTGGCACCAAAACTATCTATCACTCAGTACCACAGATAGAAACGATATGGGCGAGATTTCCATTAAGTCCTTCGGAAATCTACAGCACGCTAACGGTGGCGACGATCCCGTCAACATCACAATCTACGCCTGGGCATCAGACGTTGTGCTAACCATGCCAACTTCCCAAAATGCTCTTACAGCTGCCAACTATACACCACAATCAGGTATGCTCAATTCAGGCGATGAATATGGAAAGGGTATTATTTCAGCACCGGCTTCGGCAGTAGCACAAGCTGCTGGGGCATTGACAACGGTACCAACAATTGCTCCGTACGCGAGAGCAACAGAGATGGTGGCAAAGGGGATTGGAGATCTCGCCGCCCACTGGGGGTATTCACGACCTCCGGTAGTAACAGATATTGTGCAACAAAAACCTCTCCCTGCAGGTAATCTCGCGAATACCGATGCAGCTGACGCAGTGATGAAACTGTCACTGGATTCTAAGCAAGAATTAACAATTGATTCACGTACTGTAGGCTTAGATGGAGAGGATCAGATGGACATTGTGAGGTTCGCCAAGCGAGAATCATACCTCACGTCCTTCACTATGAACTCTCAGGAACAACCTGACACCATGCTATGGAATTGCAGGGTCACACCCAATTTGTATCGGGTAGAAGGGTCAGAATTACACCCCACACCCATGTCCTACATCGCAGTTCCTTTTAACAATTGGCAAGGTACAATTAAATATAGGTTTCAAGTAGTCAAGTCAGCCTTTCATAAGGGCAAAATTTTGATCAGATGGGACCCTAGAGCACACAATTCGGACGTACAATACAATAGTGTGTACAGTAGAGTCATCGACATTGCGGAATGTGATGATTTTGAAATTTGTGTCGGATGGGGACAATCTGTCCCTTTCTTAAACACATCAACTATTGCTCTAACTCCTGAGCTATACAGTACAACAACTCGGTTACCAATCGATAGCAGCAACAGATACAATGGTGTATTAGAGGTGGATGTTGTTAATAATCTTGTAGCCCCGGCTACAGACACACCTATTCAATTTAATGTGTTCGTCTCCGCGTGTGACGACCTTAAACTAGGTGAACCGAGCCCCTCAGCGATTAAAGCGCTGAGTATATTCCCCGTACCAGAGGCGGAGGCATTACGATACTCTCCACAATCTGGCGTAGTCGACGCAGCCGCGATCGCCGGCACGTCTGAAGGAGCCACAGATGCTCCTACAAATCCAGACGCCATTCAACCTATTGCCTCAATGGCTAGCGTCGCAGATCAGACTATGAATGTTTTCTTTGGGGAAGCACCGAAATCTATTCGTGAACTCAACCGCAGGTATGTCCTCCATAGGACGGACATTTTTGATGGCCCTAAAGGATCGAACAATGTAAAGTTCGTCCAATTCAGAGACAGAGGGCTAGGATATTGGAATGGTTGGGATCCAAATGGAATAGATACAGAAAGTGGAAACCCGTGCAACATAGTTATACCAACCTATGCAACATTCTTTTCACCTTGCTATGCAGGGTGGCGGGGATCCACTAGGACAAAATACTCTTTCTCGGGTTCAATTGGCTCCAAGCCTACAGTGAGCCGTTTTGGGTATACTACCGCAGCACGCGTGCAGGAGAACGAATACAATTTGACAGATTCTGCAGCAGCTACGAAGAGGTTCACGTTTGGGACCAGCCAGTTCACACTTGGCGGTGCTGCTTCCACGAACCTAGGTATCAATGATACCATTGAAGTTGAGACACCATACTATAATGGCGTGCGATTTTCGCCAGCGCGACTCCCACAAGGAGACTTCGCTAATGGTGCACATTCCAACAACGTGCAATTTGTAATTGTCGATACTTCAGAAACTCCAGATCCGATCGCATCGTCCGGTGCAGTGCGATCTTGGAAATCAGTGGGTGAAGATTTCACACTTTTCTTCTTCACCGGGTGTCCCATTCTGTACAGATATGAGATTATCCCCGCCACGTAGGGCGCCTTTTATTTCTACGCAAATAACC